ACCAACCATACACAGAATCCCAGATAAACCAGTCACCAGGATGGCCAACTTGTTCGAAATTAAAGTATTGATCATACCCTAAAGCAATTCTGCGGTACCAGATTTCTCTAGCGCCACCACTACCCCCAATCGCTCTTCCTGGATTAGGATATCCGGCTTTCTTTAAAAACTCTTTGAAAAGAGTAACACACTGATTGTAGTATCCACCTAGACTGGATGATTTTCCCAACCATTCATTTTTAAAGTCATATTTTGTGAAGTAGTTCATGATTAAATCTCTTCCTGATTGATTTTCTTGTCAGCTACTTCTAACCCTTTGATTAGAATTTTCGGTACATCATATCCCGCTTCAACAAAGTTTTCGATAATTGATCTTGCTTCGTTAACCGTTAAGGAAGCTAAAACAAACCAGCCTAATAGTGTTGTAAGTGTTAGATCAACCCCAATCGTTTCACCGATTTCAATAAACCATGCCGAAATTGAAAAAGCGAATACAATCATTAACCAGTATCCTAGCTTTTTCAGAACCCCAGTCCATCCTTTGCTGCTATTAGTCTTATGATTGATATTTGACTTCATCCAACCTGTAAGCCAATCAATAACATTCAATAACAAAAAAAATGCAAATAAGAACCAATGCTCGCCGAAAATAAGTGTTAGTAATGCGATGATTGCACCACATACGTTATTGTAGTAACTAGTAAAAACTTTCATATATTTTTCTCCTCATTTTTCATATTAAAAAAGGCTAGATATTCTAGCCTTTTTAATAATTTTCACCAGTAATTTCTTTATACTGATCAGCGGTAATGATTCCTTTTTCACAGAATTTTCTTACCTGTTTATTAGTATATAATTTTAAATCGTAAAATCTTTTGATTCTTTCAAACATAGATTAAGCCTCGCTTCCTTCTAGAAGTGTATCTGTCATTAGTGCTGTATACATGACCTGCGCTTCAATTTTATCCTGTGCCGTTGCTTGTTGTTCTGGATCTACAATTTTCGGCTTGTCTTCCTCTGCAACTTCAATAACTTTACCTTCCACATATTTGTAGTTATATCGACCGTATTTATCAACTAATCCGTTTTCTAGATATAGACCTTGAGCATGTGCGTATCTATCGCCTTGCCCTTTGTCAATCTCTGTCATAGTTGACATTTCTTCTTCTGATAAGAAGATTTCTGAATTAATAGATGTAATGTTATTTTCTGAATCTTTATTAATATATACTTTTACCAATGTTTACTGCTCCTATTCATCATCATAAATTTCTGCGTCTAGATTAATTCCACCGCCTACTTTAATTACATAACTAATAGTCGACCCTCCACGTTGACTTAATTTACTTAGCAATGCGCTTGAAGGTGTTAATGCTAACTCTTTGTAGTTGTCTACGCTTGCATTAGTAATATCTGGACGGTCTACTGTGATAGCGTCTGAGCTTGCTCCTGTATAAATCCAACCTTCTAAAGTTATATTACTTGAATCTACGGATGGTTTGGAAATTCTCATTGAATTAACCTCCGGAATATTAAGGTAAATTTTACTGTCTGAAAAAAAACCACTTCTAGCTCCGGTAATTGGTTGAAAATACCACATACATTTTTGATATTCTTCACTATAAATTGGATGAACAAAAGCAGTAGCATGCTTACCTTGTTCCAATTTAGCCCATTTAAGGGTTATGCTAGTTCCTTGGTTTAAAAAGATCGTAAACGCTTTTGTACTAGCGCTTGTATGCACAACATTTAATCCTTGTTTCAATACAACTTGTGAATTATCATCTGCCACCATTGTTACCGTTCCACTTACTGATGTTACGTAGCATGATAATGTAGAATCACCTTCCGTCGCATTTTCTAAATATTGTAGAAAAGTTCCGGCATCTGTGTATTTATCATTTTTAATTGTTATTCCACCATTTGCATTTGGCGTAACCGTTATATTCCAAATCTTCCATCTGTCTACAGAATAACCCGTCTTTTCATAGCTTGTAGCACCTCTTTGATTAATTTTAAAATCCGAATTAATCAATAAATTCGGATTGCTGAATTTATTTCCTAAATAATTTGCCAATTGCGATAATAAACCTTTTTTCAATCCTGTGCCATTATGCACAGGCAATAAGCTTGTATCGGTAAAACTAGGCAATACGTCTAATTCATTTACTTGCTTTCCTGGCATTCTCTATTCCTCCTTGATTTTATATTTCCAATCTGTGCCGACCTCTCCGCTTGCTACTTCATATGCCCAATCCGCTAAGACTGCATTTTTGTTCTCATCAATCAAACCATTTTCTGAATCTGATAATAATTCAGTTTTAAAATGATTAGTCAGAATCATTTCCATTATCTTCTGATCAGCTTCACGGATTGAAGCTCCTAATGTTTTCTTCGCATTTCCTTCAAAATCAATTCTTGCATCAACTATCTCCGCATTGGCATTCAATGAGCTTTCTGTTGAAGATATAATTGCATCAATGCGTGAAGTTAATTCATTCGCTTTTTTTAATAGCGCTAGATATTGTCCACGCACTGCATTTCCAGCATTACTATAGGTAATGCCATTACCGCCTACACGAATATCAATTAACTCGTTCAGATTTGTCTGATTGCCATTAGTGATTGTCAATAAATCCAATCTATGCATAATGGTGTCATATTTCTGCTCGATATAAGCATCAACCAATTGTTGCCAACCGTATTCACTTGGATCCACTTCAGTTGTTCCGTTTGGCGCTCTCTTTACGATAAAAGCTAATTCATTTGTCACTAGCTGCTTATGACCACGAATCAAATGTACTGCTAGTTCAATCAGCCCATTTTCCTCAAACGGTTTTCCAGGAATATAAAAGCCATCTTTGTCAGATGGCAATACTTCTTCATGTAATTTTCCATGATTTAAATATCGAATATGAATTTGTGATGTATAGTCATCATATTTACTTCCATCACTTTTCAATATAACAGGAACATTAACAGACCCTTCACATGTTTCTAGCCCTTTAATGGCCACAAGTTGTAAACCACTTCTTAATAATTCCATCGAATCAACTCCTTCCTACACGTATTTTGCATCTATTACAATTCCATTAATCAATGTTAACTGTAATTTTTTGGTAATAATCGTTGGCCCATCAGAACCGTCTGCATAACATTTAGGTCTAAAATAGCCTAATGGAGTAGTTCCAATCGCTAATAAATTAAATGGTCCGCCATTCACACCACCACTTCTACCCTGGTTTTGGCCGAAGTACTGACCATTGTAGTACATGGCTACGTGACCTTTACCACCTCCCATGTTGGAACCCCAAACTGCGATATCTCCATTTTGTGGAGTGGATACGACATCACATGAATTCAACATTCCGTTAGAAGCGCGTTGAGTCCAAAGATCTTGAGCACCGCCTGTGGCCGTGCAGTTCGCATATGAGTACCCTAACCACTTCATGTAGAACGCATAACCGTCCCAACATTGCGCTCCAAATGCACCATCTACATTGTGACTTGTGCCATTATAAGTATCAACGAACACAGAAAAAGGCTGAGCCATATTACTCAACTCCTGTCACGATTCCTGACCTAGTAGTTACTGATTTTGTAACAGTATAAGTACCTGTTAATCCAGTTTTACCGTCAATCTTTATCGTGCTAGAATTTTCACTTAAAGAAATCTCATTGTTTTTGGTAATGATATCAACACCATTTGTAGACACCTTAACTTTATTAGTGCCACTAAGTAAAGTTATTGAGCCGTCATTATCAACGGATACGCTGGCATCTCCGCAAATTAATTTAATACTATGCGATAAATATTTACCGTCAGACTTTACAGATCGGAACGCAATTCTTTCAGGAAGAACATTACCGTCTGCATCCACCGCTTTTATATCTGCCCAAACAGATCCTTGCGCAACCCCATCAGTACGTGGCTGCATATTGATTTCCGCACCAACATTAATATCTTGAACAGTGTTCAGTACTCCTTTGAACGTCCCATCATTCATTACAAGCTCACCGGTATCCATATTCAAATAAAAGCTACCGCTCTTATCTGAAAGAATGCCTGTAATAATCGCATTCGCAATCAACCCTTTTGGGCCAAATGCATTACCCCATTTCCAATCCGCTCCATCTTCGGTTCTTGTATCAGAGAACTCTAATCCGCTAGTTCCATAGCATGTCGCTCCATATGTTGGACTATCTGGATCTAAATCTTCCATCTTCATGGCTCTGTAATCCATCTTCTTTGCAATATTTCTTTGAGCATAAAGCGAAGCTTGAGTCGCATCAATGATTCCTTTTATCTTTTCCGCAATCAAACTAGATGTTTTCTTATCAATCACCTTTTGTGCTGCCTGGATAACACTGTCCGCATTTTCAAAATACTTAGTCTCATAATCACCTAAAGTCATACTGCCATATTTCTTTAGGATGCAATCGTAATCACACTCAATCAGTCTTGCCTTAGTTTCGATATTCAACTTTCTATGCTTAATATGAACTGTATCACCAAAGCCAATTGAAACAAGATTCTTAATATCTTTGTAAGCATCCAGTCTTGCCAAATCTACAATATCAACCTTATACGTGATATTAGGAACATCACAATTATTTTCTGTGAAATAATCAGATGCTCTTTTTCTCAACACTTTATATAAATCTTCCAAGGTGTCGCAGACTGTAATTCCATTCGATGCATCATCTTCCTGTGCATCTTCTTTTAGCTTTACGTCATCAAACTGGATGAAACTCCAATATACATCTGGATAATTATTGATATAAGGAGAATCAATACACTCCCCATTGGGCAATACATATCCATTGTAGGCTTGCGGATATATTCTTGTGATTAAATTTTCTGTGTTTACGACTTCCTGGACGCTTTTCAAATTGTATCCAAGCTCACACCTAGCGCCTTTATCTGAACCAATTCTTTTGTTGATTTTGATTGTATAATCATCATAGACAATTTCTCCGCCCCATCGATTCATAAATGTATTGTCTGCATTTCCATTAATGGCCTGTAGACGATTCATTTTATTGAAATAGCATGTAGAAATATCTGTGATATCTGAAACACCTTTAAAGGATGTTCCACTTAAAATCGTATTTAACGCATCCTGACCATTCATATTTACACATCGAGTATCCCACAAAGGCGGTGTTGTCTTGACCATGTAAAAAAGCGGATACGCTGTTGCCTGAACATCATAATCTGCTTTGTCTACATGACGAATAATAAATAATTGTTCTTTATTAAATAATGTTGGAACTTTTAAGACCGCACCATCAACGATATTTTCTGAAATATCATCAATAGGATGTACTAACTTAACATACCATTCGCCGTTCAATACAACGTGCATAACGCAGCTAGATGGATGTAGAACATAATCACCATTCTTTTCATAATGCTTATTGAAAGGCTTATACAATTGGATCATAGTTCACACCTCCAGTTTGGAATCACTTCACACTTAAAATTGCCACTAACTGTAATTGAATTTGAACCTTCAACTAAATATAAAGATTCAAAATCCCCACTGACCTGAACATTCTGCAAATCACCATTTTCTCGATAGGCTACACAACGCTCGGTATCAATATAAATTGTTCCTGATGTATTAACTGTCATCTTATGACCATTTACAGACAGAACACATTGACCTTCACCACTAATGATATAAACAGGATGAGAAACTGCATAAGGATTTGTCTGCACCATTCCACAACTATATCTATCTTGGCCAATAAATAAATATCCGTATGGATCACAAGTAAATGTGGCCACAAAAGCATTGATTTCTTTTGTGCTTTCTCTTGAGATATCACCAAATTCCACTTTTTTGATTTTATAAAAGATTTCTGAATCATCCATCATCATAAGAGTCTTAGATTTACGAATCATTCTTTTATAATCTCTAAAAGTTTTATTCAAGTATTCTCTTTTTTCTTTGAAATTAAAATTGATATTAAATGTAATATCATCATAAGTGCCTAAATCTTCAAAATATTTACCATCTCTTCCAGGAATATCATATTCTTTGTAATTGCGCTTAGGAGTTACTATATCAGGCCGTCTGACCGGATATAGTTTTTCCCGAACGCAAGATACATTGTCTAAATAAATATCAAATGAACTCATTCTATGCCTCACCTCTCATATAAGCATTAGACACACTTCTAGATCCAATAACTCTTTCCATAGATGAAGCAATATTACGACCATCCAATGTTGTAGTGTTATACACAACAAATGTTGGATCATACCGATAATTCGTATTATCAGTAAACGAAGGATCCATTCCAATATCCATGATATCCTGTAAATCTTTGATTTGGCTTTCTACTCGGCTTTTGTTTCTGTCAATTCCTGTAGCTAATAAATCCATGAAATCAGGCATCCACTCATCCGCGTCGGCCAAAGGACCTTCATCTGGAACAGAGAAATGTAGATTTTTCTTAATGAAATTTGTGACTCCACTAATCTTTCCTTTTACCCATCCAGTAAATCCTTTCCAGATGCCACTCGCAAAGTTTGACATCATGTCCATTCCCCATTGTAGAAATTGACCAGGTAATGATTTTATCTCATTCGCAATATTTCTAACCAAATTAATTGCTGCATTCTTGCCTTTTGAAGCAAAATCTTTTGCCCAATTGACAATTGCAGACAACATATTGCTGATCCAATTTTGAAAGTTGTTTAAACCATTCGCAAAGTTCTCACCAAGATTTTGAAAGAAATCATTGATTTTCTGCTTCACATTATTGAAGCCATCCGCCCATGATTTTTTAAAGCCTTCCCATAACTCAGATACCTTATTGCATACGGCTTCCCATGTTTCTGTCAAGAAATTAAGTACCTCATCCCAGTTTTGAATAACTAATATAATTGCTATGATAGCTGCAATGATCGCTACAATTATCGCAATCACCGGAGCTGCAGCGGTAACCAAAGCTCCAACTCCACCTGCCGACCATCCACATGCTGTGCCAACCGCCAGTATCAAAGGAGCAATCGTAGTCAAAACCGCAATAATCCCAATAAGGACCGCAATCATTTGTTGAGCTGGTTCAGGAAGTTCACTAAATATTTGAATAATTGTAGTTAATGCTTTCGTGAATTCAGTAAATACTGGCATTACCGCTTTAGAAAAATCGGCCATTGCCTCATTGTAATCATCTTGAGCCTTGTTTGATTCAACTAACGCCTTGTTATTTTCATTCCATGCATCTGCTGATTTCATTAAACCTTGATTGGCCATTTCATCCAACACTAACTGTGCACGTTCTGAATTATCTGAACATTGTTCTAATTTTTCATTGAATTCATCTTCGGATGTTCCAGCCCAATTCAACATATCCGCAAAATTACCGGTAACTGTACCTGTCTTGATTGTCTCGTTGATTGACTCAGCCAAACCATCAATTGGAATCGAATCTCCATACCGTGCCCAGGCACCAATTGCACCCTTAGTGATTTGCGTTAACTGACTTTGCTCCAAGCCAATTGCCTGTAAGTTTGCAGTAGTTGTAGCAGCAGATTGCGTATCCCCTAACACTCCAATAAGCTGCTTATAGGTCTGTTTTGTTTCATTCGTAGTGTAATTTAAATGAGAAGAAGAAACTTCTAAAGAACCCATGATTTTTAAATACTCTTTAGATTCTTCTACTGCTCCTTTGATATTTTCAACCATTCCAGATGCAAAATCAGATACTTGCTGAGCAGCCTCTTGCATGTTAAAGCTATCTTTAAGTTGTTGAACATCTGTCTTAGTCTTTTTTAACTTTTCACCAGTTTGTTCTGAACCATCTCCTACTTTTTCGACTTGAGTCGATGCATCACTTGCACTTTTTGCCAAATCATCCAATTTAGAATCATTGTCTGAAATTTCAGACGATAATTTATTGGCATAAGCAGTTGTCTCATTAAATGCAGTCTTCAATTTAGAAATCGTTGATTCCGTATTCGCATAAGCTTTTTCTGCTTTCTGAACTTGACTTGAATTCTCACCATATTCATTTGTCAATTGTTGAATTTCTTTGGCCTGTGCCTCAAGATAATCCGTTTGTTTTTTTATCTGATCCGATAAAAGCTTCATTTTATCTGACTGTTCATCATATTGTTTCTTCAAAACTTTATTCTTTGCAGTCAACGACTCCATGCTGTCAGCTTGAGCATCAAATTCACTTGATACAGCTTTTAATTCAGACCCATACTCTTTTAAATTCTGATTGATTTTAGAAATGGATTGATTAAATTCAGATTCACCTTTAATCGAAATCTTTGGACCAATATCATATCCAGCCATATCATCACCTCAAATCTACATTAATATATTCTGGCTCTATATATTCGTCGGCATATCCATCGAGAATGACCGAAGCATCCGTTAGATCCGCTAAATAGCCTAACGGCATCACTAGAAACTCATTAGATGGAATACCAATCTTATAGGCTTTTACCATTAAGTATTTGCTTGAATCACCTTGAAGCTTTTTTTCTTCTTTTTTTTTGAAGACTTTAAAGGCTTAGCCTGGATTTTTCTTTCTTTTGATTTGGAAATACATTTCTTGATTTTTGCAACAATTGCCTTCAATTCTTCTGGATCAGAAGGAATCAAGTACCCAATTGTATCTTTTGGAATCGGCTCCAATAATCCATCTTCGCCAATTGGTGCTCTATCATACTTTTGTCGCATGATATTCATAAACGCACATCCTGAATCAATCATTAGATAAAGCATGCTAATCATCATGTTTGCAGCTTCCGCTACATCCTGACCTTCTTCAATCTTTTTAGCAGCTTGCGCAAAGTTTCCCATTTGTGAAACACAAGCTAAAGAAAAAGACATTGGATATCTATATTCTCCAATGTCTATAAATTGAATATTCATGTCCATAAGTCACCTTATGCAACAATATTTGCCTTTTGCTTCAAGTACGCAACCGCTTTTGCTTCGTCTGGTAAATCTGCATAGCATTGCCATGCATGATCACCTGCTGCATCACGCATTACGGATCCTGTGATTTCAGACAACTGCCAATCGACTGTATCTTCTTTAGTCTTCGCAGAACCACCTGGAATATTAAATTTAACACGATTAAACCAAATTGCACGATAGAATTCTTCATTGCTATTTTGATGCAGTTCAATAAGCCCACATCCAACTTCAATTGACTTCGTATTATCATCAAATACATATTCAGTCACAGATTCCTCACCAACTGTAATTTCATTTTCTTTAATACTCAATAAAAGTTTAGATGTATCAGGCATCAATTCACCAGTGGTAATAGTCAAGGTTCCTTCTTTGAACTCTCCACCTTCCGATTCTGCAATTTCATTGTCTAAATATAAATTATTATTGTCAGTAGTCGTAATATCAAGACTATACTCACTCATCTTTTCAGGAATAGTCCCTTCTGAATAAGTTGTAGTACCGTCTGAATGACTATACTTCGCAATAATTAATTTTGATAAACCTTTTTTTGCCATTATTTGTTCATCTCCTTTTTGAATAATTCATTCATTTTACTGTCCATTGTTTCAACACTCTTTTTTCTATTTTTCCGGACTGCACGACCTACAAAATCATTTTTAGGACGAAAAGACGTTCCTCTCAAGATTGATCTAGCAATCAATGGGACCGGAACTCCCTTTGGATACTTTTTAGTTTTATGACTTGAATATCCGGCAAAACCAACTTTGACATTGATATCATCGCCCTTGCTCTCCATGTCTGATATTCCAAGACCTTTCTCAAGAGCTTTTTTCTCATAGTCCATAGGCCCTTGGCTTGCATGATTGGATGTATTCAACGATTGTATCTCACTTCGAATCCCATCTACAACCACTCCAGCACCTTCATACAATGACATCTTCATGATTGGAACTACATCATCTTTTTCAAGTTTCTGCAGTTTATCAAGATATTCATCAAAATCATTAAATTCAATTTTGGCCATCAATACTCCCAATCAAATGAATAATGAATGTAACTTGAATTTGTTTCGTATTCAATATTAATTATATTGAATGGAACTCCGTTGCCGTTAAACAAATCAATAACTTCATCCACTAAATCATCAAACTCGACTTTTGTATAAATATCCAGCGAACCTTTTATAACGATTTCATCATGCTGATTGTCCAAAAACAAAGAATCAGATTCTCCTTCTTCTTGCCAAACTATATATCTATCGCCTTTATCTCCTGTTGCATCATAATGGTAAATTTCATTAGTGCTTGTATACCGCAGTAATTCTGCAAACTCTTTAAGCTTCGAATTCAAACTTTTCATTTAAATGCATCAATGTAAGCTTAGTAATTTGTATACCATTATCATCAAATGTATGTTGAATCTGTGAAATCTGATACTGTGTACCATCTTCCAAAACAACAATATCGTTATATGTAATCGAACGGTCTCTGTAAATAGATACAGATTCATCCAGCCTATCCTGTGCTTTTTTAGCTTCATAAAACTTTGTAACACCAATTACTTCATAAGAAAAATAATAAGAAGATTTAAGACGCAATTTAGAAACAGGCATAAAACCTTTATCCTGCACTAGTACACGCTCATAAATCTTCAGCATTCCATCATCAAATGTCATTATCTTCCTTTTTGTGACCACAGGATATTGTTCAATTCATATCTAAGAGATCTAGGCATAGCTAGTGGGCTATCTTTATTAGCTCTTTTTCTGAATAAGAATGCTGCGTAGTCAATCTTCGCCATATAGTAATCAAAGGAATCATCATCGACGATTCCTTCTCTTGTCATAAGTGAAGTAGCTTGTTTAAGCAACACTTTTAAATATTCATCGTTGGCATTTGTTTGAGGCATTTGGAGATTCTGCTTCAGGACAGTTAGTTCAGTATCTTCTCCAAAATCCATTATTTATTACCCCTTTGTGACTTTTACAGTATATACAAGCTTTGACATACCGTTCTTAACAGTAACAACTAAGTTCTTAGAACCTTCTAACGTTAATTCCTGGCCATTATTGTATTTCTTTCCACCGTACATAATAGTCACTGATGCTCCATCCTGAGCTGGAACTGCATTAACAACGGCATTTGCTGCAGTTGCACTTACTTCATATTCGTAAGTGTTAGAATTAAAGGCTAATGTTTCTGAACCAAGAGTCAATGATGATAATGTTGCATCGTTTGCATCATCGGCACGGAATGTTGCTGATGTTACTGGTGCTTTACCGTCGATTGTCATTACACCGAATCCTTCATCAATTACAGGTTTTCCATCATAGCGAGCTACTCCACGGAACACTGTCTGATTATCGAAGAATCTAACATCTCCTGACTGATCAATCTTAGCACCGGCACGTTCACCTAAAGTGTATAAATCAAAGTGTCCGAAGATAATATTGTTGTCAGCAATAAAGTTAAGCTCAACAATTTCACCACCAACGATAGGCATTGTATTCTGCATTCCGGCAACAATTGCACCATTCATATCTGCATCCAATGATTCTGCCATCAATAATTTATGCGTCTTTTCATTCATTACCCATGTTAATCCTGCAGATGAGTAATCATTAATTACACAAGTAGATTTTTTAATGATATCTTTAAACAATTCTTTTCCGGTAAGGTTAGCACTTCCCTTTAAAATATTTGTTGTGTGTAAATCTTTCCATTCTCTAGCTGTTGAAGAATAATTATTTGGACGTTCCTCTTGCGCTAATCGAGTAACGATACCAAGTGGCATCTTAACTCCATAACCGAATAAAACTGCTTTATCCAACGCTTTACCCATTGCCTTACCGAGTGCGTAAATGATTTCTGTAGCTAAATCCTCATCACTATCTTCCAATACTGCATTGCATACAACAAAGAATCCTGCTACTGCGTATCCATCCATCTCAATGTTGTTGAATTTTAAATCCAATTCATTCAATGATCCACACATTTCAGTCCAAATACCTTCTGGAATGTCACCCATAATATTTTGACGAGATGTGCCACTTACACTGCGTAAATTAACTTTTGAAATCAATTTAGAATTTTCTTCGACGATTTGACGAATCAATGGCAACATGATTTGTGGAATCGTTAATCCAACATTTTCAATTGCACGATGCTCTTTAATGCATGTTCTTACGTTGGATAAGAATTTTTCTACATTCTCATCTTTGAAGAAACGATCACGTTCTTCGATTGGCATATTGAAGAATTTTTTTCTTACAGTCATTTTCTGTTGTCCTCCTCTATTTTCTTCTTGTTTAGGGTCATCTGTTGGCTGTTGAGACTCTGCTTCTTCAATTTCTTTTTCGATATCAGCGATTGTCTCTTCCAACTCTTTCTTTTCATCTTCGTATTCTTGTTTTTCTTCTTCTAATTTTGCGACTTCTTCTTCAACAGCTTGTTGTTCTTCTTCTGTTGAATCATCACGCAATTCAGAAATCGCAACTTCTAGTTCTTTTGTACGTTTTTCAAAGTCAGATTCTTTTTTTCTTAATTTCTCAAGATTCTTTTTCTGCGTATCTAATTTTTTACGCAACATTAAAACTTTTAACATGCTCATTCTCCCTTCAATTTCTTCAGCATTTCTTTTTTTCTTTGTTCTAATTTTCTAGAACGAATTGTGTTATATTCCTTTTTACGCGCAGATACCTGTGTATCTTCGTATGCAGGGAAAGTAACTACAGATACTTCATACAGATTCACGGATTTAATCGTCCAATGAACTTCGTTTCCATTTTCTGAATATTCTTCTGAAGTAATCTCAAAGCCAAAACTACATTGATCCACATCACCACGTTGCACACGAGCATATAGATTCATCGCATCCTGGTCTGATTCATTGATTTCAACCTCGCCCCATAGACCTTTGTCATCAACTTTTAAAGCCAATGTTCCTGATTTGGTGCGTCCTAAAACCAAACGTGTATCATGGTCAATCAAACAACGGATATCACTATCCAGTGCGCCATCAAACGCATGCGGATCTACACTTTCAGTAGCTCCATCCCATAACTGGTAATTGGAATTGAATACCGCAAAGTATCCACTGATATACTTTTTCCCATCTGCATCTCTAGTTTTGAATTTAGATAAAGAACTTCTCATCTGATATTTTTTATCCATTATTCTCACCACCTTTTTCCAATTTCTTTTGGTCTCCTATCATTCCTTGTGGAATATAGTTTTCAAGTATGATCAATTCATCTAGTCCATCCATCGGAGAATATCCTAGTGAATCTCTTACTTCATTGCCTGTCACGATTCCTCGTGTATACAAATCACATCCCACCGTCGAGAGTGTTTGTATGTCATAGGCATAAAGCGACCTATAATTGAACCTAAAATACCATTCAGGCTTGATAAGCAAACTTCGAGTAAGTGCCTGTTGGATGCACTCACAAATTCCTTTAATTCTTGTATTGATCCAGTTGTTCCATTCATCCTTATTGAATTCTCCTGCACCTAGTACGAATGTTGGAACATCTAAAATGGAAGCAACTGTCTTCTTATCCATTTCTACTGAATCTTTGATGGCCAAATCATTCAGTGATAACGGCTTTACTGTAACCACATCAAAACCATCTGCAGGAATTAGCCAAGGCTCTCCTGTCTGATTCGATTTAATATATTTATCCAACAGCTTTTGTCTTCCGTTTGAATCAGAAAACTCATCAACCATTCCATCAACTTTAACAATCAATGATGGCTGCCATTTCGATTCCATGAAGCCTTTCTTAGTGACGTTCGCTTGATCCAAAGTTTCGGCCACACTTCGCAAAGATTTACGGTATCCCACACCTTTCCACGGATAGTTTGGATCCGGATTAATTACGATATGAATTAAATCTTCCGGAAAATATTCCTTTCCGTTATAAAGAATGGAATATCCAAAATCGCCATTTGGAACGAATGAAACACTTCCAGGATTCAAAGGGTAGATACCTTCAATCAATCCAGATACTGTTCTTGGATACAGAACACAGTTTCCGTCGCCTTCCAACAATAAAGAACGAACGATAGAAGACATCCATGTCATTCTTGTCATGTATTTGTTTGGATGGATATCGACTAAGTTGGATAACGCATTACTAATTCTTTGATCACCATTCTTAGAATTCTCCATTAAATGGATTGTCATACTTCCAATTAGATTGGCAATCTTATTAACTGCACTAATAATTTCAGGATTCTGTGATAGCGGTGTATAACCGGCTGACAATAAAGATTCCCAATTCACTGGCATTACCGCAGCATAATTCGACCTTTTTTGTGGATCCGGTCTAATGTTTTTCTTCTGGTTTCTCCTTGACAAAATAAGCCTCCTAATCTAAGAACATCGAAGCAGACGAATTCTTTTCTTCTGCAATCAATAATTGTTTACAAGCAATAACTGAACAATCGAATAAATCTATACGTTGGTTTGGCATTACTTTTTGAAAACGAACAAAATCATCACTGTCTTCTGTAGCTTTGACATTTCCAACGCAATACTCATACGCAAGATTGTGCACGTAATAAAATTCTTGAAGATTAAACTTTTTCTCGATTTCTCGGAAAGCTTCCGTTTTTTCAACGTACAACTGTTTCTGATCACGAATTTTAAAACCAGCTTTTTTCATTTTTAAGATGAACTCTCGCGAGTATCTTCTATCGTATCCAATCCATCGGATTCTAAAGCCTCTGTCTCGAACTTTTATGAACCATTGAATTACATCTTCATATTCAATGACGTTCGAGTTACAACATGTTAGCCATCCTTCTTCTTCCCACCAGAATACTGGAATGTTATCTTCATCTGATTTCTGATACGCCGTACTTCGTGGAATAAACGCATGACTGATGCAAATATCCACTCCTTTATATCGGCCATAAATACAAACTCCGGTTAAATCGTGCAGTTTGGATAAATCCGCACCGCCATACCATTTGATAGGAAGTTTGGCCAACTCATCAATCGTCCAATTATACTTGGCATCGGATGTCTTCACGACATTCATATCAAAATATGTATCAATTTGATTTGTAAAAACATTCAATGATTTCGCAAAAAAATCTTTTCTTTGTTGAGGATCGTTCTGCGCCTGGATCGCATCGTTCATTAAATCTTCGGCACGAACAGATTGGCCAATACCAGGATTGGCCATCGCCTGAACATCTGGATTCATGTAATCCAAAAACTTTGCGCCTTCCTCATTTTCCGTTAGATCGGCTTCGCAAATAAAAACGAAGTATTGCTCATCGTCTACTTCGCCATCTAAAATTTTTTTACAATATCGAACTCTTTGCGCTAAGAAACTGTTTGGATCATCTCCAGCGGTTGAAATACCAATAATCAATTTATTTGCGTAAGCCTTCATAGCTTCTTTAAACAAATTGTATTGTTTCGGCTTTTTAAATGCGTGAACCTCATCTGCAATCGCAAAGTTACAGTTAAATGAATCTTGCGCATCTGGATTTGTGGCCAACGCATTTAATTCAAACATTCCGTCAGACATTTCTGCTTTTATAGAATGTTCGTTGTTGTTGTCGATAATATGAAACAATCCACCATCCTCATCAGATTCACCCATGTTTCTTACGTTATATTTAAGAAAATTGAATGTTTCCAATGTTTGCTTTAAGGCTGCGGCCACAACATAGATCTTGGATCCGGACTTTCGATAAAGTAATCCAACCGCATACGCTAAGGCTGCGGAAAATGATGTTTTAACATTTTTTCTAGGAATAAATATTAAAGCCTCATGATATTTCTTTATCTTTGTTCCTTTTCGATAGATTCCAAACAGGTTGTAAATAATGAATTTATGAAAAGGCATCAAAATAAAAGGAGTACCTCGTAAAGGTTCTCCGTCTTGTGTTTCGCCTTGCATGTGGCAAACTGTTTTTTGAATGATTGAAATAATGAAGTCTGCATCCTTTGGATTGAACTCATATCTTTCATCTTCCAAATCTCTATAAAATCTATCAATTGCTTTTATACGATAAATATTGGCTTTGATTTTTCCACTCTTACAATCTTCACAATATTTCTGTACTTCTGAAAAATACTTTCCATTATACACTACTTAACACCTGCGCCAATCTACTTTGTTTTGCGGACTCAAGTCCGTTTGATTTGATTGCTTTTAATCCTTTTGGAGTTAATCCTAAAGTTGTTTCGATTGTGAGAAGATTCTTTTGAAGAGCTTCGATGGCCAAATATTCTGCAGTCTTACGAATATTCTCATTTCCGGATTTATTTTTAAAAGTCTCTGTCACTTTGCACCCCTCTTCGAACCACTTTTGATACAACAAATCGTACTGAAATCGCATCTCCGCATACCTATGAATTGTAACATCGAACTCTTTCTTGTAAGTTCCGATTTCTTGCATATATAAAACTGTTTCTTTAAAAATTCGATTCGTTTTTCTGCTGACAGTTGCTCTGTTCATTTTGGCCATCACCCCCTTTTTTCAAAAATTGCTCAGAGTTGGAAAGATGGATACTCCCCCAGGGAACCAATTTTCATGTCAAAAAAATTTAGGTGGGGGGATCTCTTTCAGAGCAATCTTTTTGAGGCTATCTTATCCAAATCCACACCCAACTCTTTGGCCACATCACGTTTATCATAAGCTCCAATCAAATAGAGCAAATAGATTCGTATCAGCCTACATAGTTCATCATTAGATTGCATAATCTTTTTTCTTCTTTCTCCAATCAACTCCTGGAATCGTATGTCTTTTCAATTCTTCACCAAGCTCAGTCAATGCACCAGTACTTCTGTTCTCCAACTTATTGTGCTCGCCTACGCTTACACTAATTAGATTCCAGTCGCAGAACCGATATTCCGGATATTCATCTGCTGGATAGATGTGATGCACAACTTCTGCTTCTACTCTTCTGCCATATCGCTTTGAGATCTGACAAAGATATCCATCTTTTCTAAGAATTGATTCTCTTTTCTTTTTCCATCTCTTAGTCTTATAATCCATGCTTTTTACCTCGTGAAGACAGTCTAGCAAGGAAACTGTCTGCACCAAATAAAAAAAGCACATGTGCGTGCTTTCATGTGTAAAATATTCAACGCTTGGCTTTGTCGAATTTTTTACGCTACTAATATACCACATTAAAATGGTGGCCAATGGCTACTCTTTTAATTTTTTGGTTCAGGAATGATTACAATTTTAATATTTTTATCTACATTCATGTATATTTCAACATTCTCGTTATTTCTGCTTTTAGCCACAGCTTCATCAAACGAGAGCTTTTCTAGTCCTGGATAAGCATAGATAGAAAATTCATAATCCTTACTGCTTTGGTCTTCCCACCCCATGCATCCGTATGCTAATAGTTTCTCATTTCTTAAACTATATACATATACAAATAGAACCTCATTTCTATCAAACAAGATTGTTTTCACAGATTCATGTCTGCGCATTCCTTTGTTTGAATCATGTATTCGTAAAGGATTTGTTAAAATCAGAATCAGGTACAACCCAACAAAGGCATATGCAATCGCTAAGATTGCTTTTAATAATTGCTCCATCATAATATGCTTTTTATCATCGCATGAACATGTTTCTTTAATCCACTACGACTGAATCCATATTTGTCTGCCACTTCGTATTGTGACATTCTAAAGAAATACAAATCACACATAATGCATCTATCCTTGCTGGATAACAATTCAAAGGCTTTGCATTCGTTGATTCTCTTTTGATAATAAGCAATTTCACGCTCGCGTTCTTCAATTGTTTCTAACAAAGCCAATTTAGAAGTAAATGTTCTTTGATATGTCGGCATAGGTAAACTAGATTTCATTTGTTCTTTAGATAATTCTTCAACCGAATGTGATAAACCTAACATTTTATGATTTAATTCTTCCAACTCTTCATTCAATTCAATAATTCTATGACAACAATAGTCCAATGATTTAAAATCGCCAATAAATTGTGCAACTGTTTTTGAAACCTCAATCATGCGAAACCTTTTCAATACCCGAGCAACGTGTCCATTGTGTTCCAGACGAATATTTACTTTCTACACGCTTTCTCAAATTGAAGACTGTTTGATTTAAGCCACAGTTTTCTCTTTCCAATTTCGAATATTCTTGTCTGATATATTCAAGCTGTTTTAATCCTGCTTCACGCATTCCACCATTTTCAACATCATATGTCATGATCTTAATTAATTCAGTTAAACAATCAAATGCATTCTCTGCAGTTTGATTATGCAATACAACTTTTTCCATTCTTTTCCCCTTAATACAACGAAAATAATAAACAAACAAATTTAACAATACTTGAGATAATCCATACAGCTCCGCCTACAATGGCCGTAAACATCCATATGTATAAAACCCCAAACAGAATAATAAATACTAATCTCCAATTAATCTTCATATGCTGCACTCATCGCTTTTTTTAACTCCATGAATTTACACATATACCAATCAGATTTTTCCATGTCCTCTTTCCCATTTTTATTCAATGCTCTATATCTGTATTTCCAAACATTGCACAAACAAAAATTTGCGACTACTGACATTCCAAATACTGCAATCATTTCATCAATGCATTCATATGATCCACTCTCATAATGTTCTGGATGATTGACTGCGTCTTTTTCTTTTACCATTGCGGATAACCTCCCTCGCTGTATGACATTTCTCTTTCCTGATTCACATCATTATTTTGTGTTTCTTCTTTCTTATCTAAGAACTGCAAACTTTCAACCATCACATCGCACGTGTAGATTGTTTCACCATTGTTATTCGTGAATTTTCCTGTCTGCAATCTTCCGTCGATTCCAATCAAAGAACCTTTCTTCAAATACTGGTACATTAAATCTGCTGTTTTGTTCCAGGCAACACAACTAATGAAATCTGCATCCGGTTGTCCTTGTGCTTTCACTTTTCTACTAACGGCCAAAGTAAACTTACAAATGCTTGCACCGTTTGGTGTCTTTCTAATCTCAGGATTCTTGGTCAATCTTCCTACTAAAATAACTCTGTTTATCACTCTTTCTCCTCCTTTTTTCTTTGTCAAATAACCTTAAATTATTTTCCAAAATCAATTCTGCACTGAGAGCCCTAGTTTAAAGGCTCTCTGTACATTTTTTTGAACTAAAAACTTTTTGTGTTTTTTAATGCTTATTTTGTCCGTAATTTTAGCCCATTACATGATTGCTATCGAAACGAATAAATTGCCTCTATTCATCGCTTGAATCATCCTGATCAGTAAGTATTGCCATTTCTATATGCTGGCCACACTTTGGACAATACTCATAAACGTCATAATCAATTTCATATCGTGCACCACATCGAGGACAAATCCACGTGTCATACACAAGCTCTCCTTTATAATATCCATCACCTTCGATTTCAGGCTCTGCTGCTGTTTCTTTTTCAACAAGATCATATAAAATATTAAGCAGTTTATCGTAATCATATTGATATTCATTCATTTTCGATCACCTCACTAAATCTTAATTTAATTGATCAAAATCAACACTATGCAATATCTTATACAACATATCTGCTTCTTGGCTTCTCCATGCTGTCATCGCATATGTTGCTGCATTATCTGTATAATGGTAATAATTCTTTCTCAAATGTTCTTCAGCTGCTTTTTGTGTAAGGAACATTCCAAAATACTTTGGCACAATTTCATATTGCACAACAGAAAAGCCTAATTCTTCTAATGGTTCGATCAGAGAATCAAAATCATACGAATCTTCTATTACTTGTTTATCATCATCTGATAATTCATATTCCTGTGCTTTTAATTCTTTTAAATATTTCGTCTACCATTTCAGATGTGGCAAATGTTCTGTATTCTATTTCGCACACTTCATTACCATAATCTGAATCGTACACAGTAAATCCATCTGGATTATTTAGTCTTTCTCCATACACTTTGTCAAAATCTCTTATCACCCAGTATCGAGGGTCAGCTTGTCCAAGATTATCTTGTGTATTCATTTCTTTCTGAAGCTCTTTCAAAAACCGTATCTCATCTTCAGTTATTTTGTGTTTTTCAACTGTATCTTCGTGATACTCTAAATTTTCCCAATACTTTGCCATTTCTTTTCACCTCATCTAATTAGCAAATCGCACTTCAACGTCCTCATCTTGTGGCATTTGGAACACATCAGTGCTTGAATTGTAATGTTCTTGAATTTTATCTAAAACTTTAAAAACTTTTTCTACGGTTGAATAAGCACCTAATTCATAGCCATTTCCATAAATCAAATACTTACCATCATCATAATCACGAATATCAAAATAATTAACATTCGATAATTCACTCTTCCTTTGACTTCTAATCCACATATGCTAGTACCCACTTTCTAATCTTTCATGATTAATCGCATTCATTTTCATTCTCCTAACTTACTGATTGCTAAATATTCAACATCCTGTTGACCTTCCCACCAATCATTCAACCAACAAATTCCATCGTCAAATCCAGGCGATGCAGCTTCTGTTAAATATTCCCATTCATGCTGGCTTTTGTATTTGCATCTAAGATAAATCAAGAAGTTGCTTTCATTGCCAATCATGTATTCGTTCACATCATCTTCTGTCATTCCTTTTTTTAAAGGAACAAATCTAATTGAAGGAGCTTTGATTTCTTCCAGTTTTTCTTCTTCCGTGAATCTATCCACCAATTCATTCAATGTATCCAATTGCTTTTTATAATTTTCATTCGCAATCAATGCTTCTTTTTGATTAACGAAATCAGATAAATAAAATGAATTCAAATTATGTAATGCATATTGATATTTATTCATGCTTCTAATCCTCGTCAATAGATTTAAACTTATCAATCCAACTTTGTCCTCCTACTTATACTTCATGCTTTCTAACATTCCTTTTTTAGCCTTATTTGTCGTTCTAGTATACAAAGATGTTGTCTGTATGGAATTATGGCCAAGAATATCCATGAGATCCGTTACCTGTCCACCAGCATCCAAATAGTTAATCGCAAACATATGTCTGAACGCATGAGGATGGATTTTATCTAGGCTTATACCTCTACACTTTCCCGCAATCTTCTTCAACTGGTAGTAAATCTGTTTATAGGTTAAAAAAAAGATTTTTCCTGACTTTATCTTTTCCGTTCTGCAATACTTCAATATCTCACGCTTTAAGTCATTTCTCAGAATCACATCACGAATCTTACCTTTGTTTTTGACTGTAATGTAATTTGCCTTTACATTCTCAACTGTGAAATAACTTAACTCACTCACACGAATACCGGTGTATGCAAATATCTTCATGATTAGATAAATATCCATTCGATTACATTGTTTGGCCATTCTACACATTCGCTTAAAATCAGATGGTTCAATCACATCATCCAATGATGCAGCTTGTTGAATCTTAATATTTTTTAATGTCATTTTAGAATGATGAGTACGCAACAATTCGTCTGGATCCAAATCCTTTTCGACCAATTCGCAATACTTTATAAACCTATTTGCGATAGTAATATAGTTCTTTACTGTGGCCGGAGCATACTCTTCTTCCAGGTTCTTTTTAAAGTCGATAATATCAAGCTTACAGATATCATCGACCTCAAAAGAATTCACAAACAGTTCAACAACCTGTCGATAATGAACCAATGAATTTTTAGACTTTTCATTTTCCATTTCGAATGCGATGAACTCATCAACTTTGCTAACTAGAAACTCTTTATTCATGGCTTAGCCTTGAAGAAATATCCTGGTAGTTCTTGAAGACTCATCGTCTACAATCTCAATAATTTGTCTTTTGCCAAAGTAATTCTTGGCTTTGCTTAAACATGGAAATCTATGGATTTCATTCACTGAAAACATAATTTCCTGATAATCTTTCACAACACTGATTTCCACGGGTCTAAATGTTGTATTCTTTAAATCTCTTAAAATCACGATATCAACTCCTTATTTATCTTAAATTTATCCGCCCATTCCCTGACAAAGCTAAATGCATCATCTGGAGGGACTGCATTATGATTTGCTCTAAATTGTCGAATAACCTTATGTTTGAGTTCCAACGTATACAAAGGAACATCCGGCTTATCACTTAAACGAACAAACATGATTTCCGTATGTCCTTTTGATACATCTGTCGCATACGTTCTTACGCAATGATTCAATACTTCAGATTCCTTCTTCAATTCAGCATTCGTTTTAACAGGGCGAATCAAATACTTTCCATTTGAATAACTCAACTCAACATGTTTTTCGTAATTCTCAAAAATCCCCTGTTCAAACCTGGCATCTTCTGTAGCACGCATAGCTTTATAGGCTGCACTATGTGCTTCTACTAAATTCAATGGTGTTAGAACTTTATAAGACTTCATGTCCGCTCCAATCGTTTCCGCGAACTTCAAATAATCTTCATAAATATTTATGTTCCAATCATCTATCTTCGATGCATACTCCAATACTCGTGGACACATATACTTACGTATATGCTTGAAGTTCAACTTTCTGATTTTCAATAACTCTTTTTCGTTTGCCCATGAATATTTCCTGCATAACATCAAATGTGTGTAATCCATCTGTGGAAGAAGCGGAACAAACTTACGATCAACTTTAAATATCTTATCCAAGCTCTTTTGGCTTAGATCAAGAACCCGAAGGCTTGAAATGAACTGACTCAAATCTGCCTTCACTAAATATTCGATTTTAGGTTCTTTTCGATATGCGCATACATAATCAAAGAAATCCAATCCGGATTGATTTAATTCGGATTGATACTGGCAATACGGAATGTTCAATAACATGATCCAGTCTTCAACTGAGTACATCCTCAACGGATAAAAATTCAATTTACTGTCACTGATCCAAAACTTCAAAGGATAATCGAAATCAACTCTTTTACCAAACATTCCACAATACAGATTGCCAACCAGAAACTTCTTTTCGCCTTCGATGTATCGAGCTACTTCCTGGATTTTCAGTTCTACTGTATGATTCGGATTCTTGAACAATTGAAATCCAAATATACGTTTTAATAGCTTTCCGTAATACATTTCTAGTGTTTCAACAAAATAAGTTCGACTGCATGCCTCTTTTGCAAGCCATAAATCCATTTTTGAAAAAATAAACTCTTCAATGCCTTTTGGCCATGTGAGCTTCCTTTTCTGTAATCTCTCTAAAATAGACTTTCCTGTGTCCATTCTGATTCTTCTTTCTTAGGCTTTTTCTTTTGATCAACACTCTTTTTAACGATTGCCTTTGCGGATTCAAGATTCAAACGCGAAGGCTGCTCTGAATCACCACCAACGTCTTCTTCATCGTAGTAATGAACGGCCAAGCCGAACACTTCTTCATCACTGATAATTGCACAGTTTTTCACTGCTTTCTTTTTAGCTTCAGAAACAATGTAGTTCCACATTCCGTCGACAGACTTCTTAGGATTATCCAACTTCGAACCCATGTCATTACGTGACATCAGATATTCGCAGATTATTTTCAATCCTTGATTCTGCTTGATTGCCTTATATTCATCTTCAAACTTAGACATATAGACCTCCTAGTATGTCTTTACAGGCACAAGCACACTCATCAACTTTAAAACGTCACACGAACCACGAACAATCAATGGCTTTCCGATTCCTGGAGTCGTAATCTGAACTTTTTCAGAATTAATGACATCAAGTGCATCTCTTAAATACTTTCCATTCAAGTTGAATTCGATTGGATCCGACATCAATTCAACTGTTTCAAGCTCTTCATATGTTTCTCCAATCATCTCAGATTTTGAATCAACATGAGATTCTTCTGTACCAAACGACAAATGTACAATTTGCTTCCCATCAGATTTCACAAAATCACAACGCTTGATAGCTTCTAACAATTCATTCTTATCCATCTCAACGTGATACAAACAAGATTTTGGAATGATTCTAGAAACATCTGGGTATGTTCCATTTAAAAGTTGTGACTGGTACATCATATCGTTTGTTTTAAATTGAATTTTTTTCTCGTCATAGAAAACAGAAACCTCATCATTGAATGCTTTCAAAAATTCCACACAAGCCTGTCTAGGGATTGTAATACTGGTATCCTTGCAATCCATATCAATAAATGCATATCGGTTCATTCGGTATGAATCAGAACCAACGATTGTAACCTGGCCATCGTCCACACTTAAATGAATACCAGTAAGTATTGGACGTGAAATCGCAACTCGTCCTCCGCTCGCAACACAAACCAAAGCTTTTTCGAATGCTTCACGCAACGTTTCGATTGGACAATATAATTTGTTTGCCGGTGTATTTAAATCGATTTCTGGATATTCTCCAATATCTGTACAAGTAAGTTTGAATTTAGCCTTACCACACTTGATATGCATTAAATTATCCGTGCAATCAACATCAATTGATTGACCAGATACTTTTCGAATGATCTCGCTAAAGTATTTGGCATCCACCAAACATTGGCCACTTTCTTCAACACCTGTTTCCATTTCCAATGTCTGCTGCATTGAAGCAGTTCCATTGGATCCAGTAATCACAATTGACTTTTCTTCTACACAAATCTTTAAATTCGCTAATGCAGGTAAAGGTGATAGTTTATCAATTACCTTTGACACATTGTTCACTGCATTTAGCAATGTCTTTGTTTCTATATTGAATTTCATTCTCTTTTTCCTTTCGTGATAATATATTTTTGAGGAGGTGATAAAATGGATGACTTGACTAATGAACAAAAGCTTTTATTAACAGCGATGTATAGAGATTATCTAGAACTCTCAAAAAAAGTCGGCCCTGAGAAAGCAAATCGTTTTGGAGATTCTGATGAAATCAACTATAAATACTTCATTGATAGATCGAACAGTTACGTTTCTTCACTATGTTGGACGCTATATCGTAAAGGCTATATTAATTGCTGTGGCGGAGATAACATAGCTAACGAAATTTCAATTACCGATGATACAATCATCTACTTTGAAAACAAATTCAAAAATAATGCTTCTAAAGTGTTGAATGCTATTAATGAATTGCTGAATTTTGTTCCATTGTTTAAGTAGTTATTTATTAACTACTTTTCTTTTACTATTTTCCCAAGCTCCATCAATTTTAGTTCCTCTGAACTGTAAGCCTTAAAAAACGATTTTGTTGGCTTAACTAGAATCCAATCCTTAGCCATGAGATCGTCTGTCATTGGATTCCAAAATCTTATATACTCATCCCTTCCAGGTAAGTACAAAGCAATTTTGTAAATTGTTATGTTTGTTGGATAAAGATAACAACCGGTTCTATGCTCATAGCTACCTTTCCTTACGAATCCCATTTTTCTTTTTTTAGCTAATTTGATTGCTTTAACAATATTCATTCACGACACCTCACTCATTTAAATATTCGTCAAACTTATTTCCAAACAAAATGCTTGGCTTCAAATAAGATTTCATAACTGGATCAGCCTTCCATGCATCACATTTCTTTTCAATGACACATTTGAAATCCGCCAGGCTATATCCAGCATTCAATTTATCCTGAATCAACTTTCTAGTTAATTTAGCATCAGGAGAAAATTCTTTCTCCGTTTCAATATTCAGGATTTCAACAATGGTTCTAATAATTTGATTCATTTCTAGTTCTTCGTCAGAAGAACAATATAAATTATTATTCTTATCATTCTTTATATTCTTTACATTATTGTTTGTTGTTGTCCGTTTGTTGTCCGTTTGTTGCTCGTTTGTTTTCTGCATGTTGTCCTCTTGTTGTTCGTTTGTTGTTTGCTTGTTGTCGACATTGGCAAAACACTGATAATCATCGTATTTTGTAACGATTATGAGCGTGTTTTGGTTTGTTGAGATTTTTTTAATCTCACCTGTTTTTTGTAGATTTTTTAGAGCTCTTTTTATTTGCTCAACGCTCAGTTTTGTTTCAGCGTTTAAACTAGCAAAACTCGTTATACACGAACCTCTTTCTATTTTCTTTCCCTGCCAATTGCGATCAGTATGATTCACTTTCAAAAGTAAGTGAATAAACAATCTACACGTTGGGATGTCGTCATACCACTCCCAATCCACAATTTGGCGGAACAATTTAATATAGCCCTGTTCCATAGGCGTTACTCCTGAGCTATTGGAAATCCATTGAAGTCTTTGATTTTCACAAGTTTATAGCTTAAGCTCTCCCGTTTTACATTCAATAAATTAGCCAACTCATTAGAGCTCAGAGTTTTAATTATTTCTGAATAGTCTTTACTGACTAAATAATATGTTTCCTCTCTGGTGCTCATATTCTTTTCTCCTTGCTAGTTCTATCTCGAATCCTGCAACCTAGATACCACAATCCGCGTAAATCTTGTTAAAAAGGAAGATAAGTTACAGAAACAATCCATTAACTTTTTTTGACGTGCTAGAGCAAAAAATACATTATGTAGAAAGCGAGTGCGGATCACGTCGATTTGTGGTGATACCCAGGTTGCAGAACCCGAGAAAATAATTTATAATTTAGTTGTTATTTTTTGATTGGCCACTTTCCTTTGAAGTGGTCTTTTTTATGCTCTGCATGACTTACGCAGCTTGATCAGGTTGTCCAAATAAGGCTGCAAGCCAAGAACATTAATTACCTTGATTGTTGGCCATCCGAAGCAATTAGATTCAACACCTAACTTGTTCAACTCGGTCTTCACAGTCGCACTGCTACAACCAATGATTTCTGACAAATCTTTTTGCGTGATGTATGCATACTTTGTCAACTTTTGGATCTTACCTTCAATTTCTTCGTCATATTCCTGACGAGATACAACTTTAATACCCCTCATAACAATCTCCTTTCTAGATTCCAATAGACTGGATAGTTCTACAAACAAATGCAGTACCAATGACACATCCGATTACTAATACAACACTCACAAACAACATCCAGTTTGCGAAACATTGTTTTCTACGCACCGCCTTCTCTCTTTTATCTAGATCAGCATAACGATGCATCATCTTTGTGTACTCTGTAGCATGTCCGTTGTTTGCGAATGGAGACAATTCAAGTTCTTTTTCTTTAGTTTTAGTTTTTGTGGTAGCCATACTTTTTTCCTTTCTATGGTAGTTATTGGTAGTACTTAAACTGTAGTATTTAAATTATAGTTGCATGACATTCAACTTTTCATTCAAAAAAATATCGTCTCTTTCAGACTTTGTTAATTTTAACGTTCGACTTAAACCAACTATTTCTGTAGCAGTGAAATCACCAACCCCATTTAAACGATTGTACAATGTTTCACGTAAAATACCTGATTTTTTAGCGATTGAGCTAAATGTCATTCCGCTGTTATTGATTTTTTCCTTTAAAGCTTTAATATCGGCCATTTCAATCATCCTTTCTTGGTTGAATTTGATTCAACCATCTACAGTATATTCAAATATTGAATACGTGTCAACCTTTTTAACAAAAATGTTGAATTATTTTACAAATTAGATATAAATATGATATTCTAAATATAGTTAAAGAATAAGCGGAGGCTCGAACATGTTACAAATTTATTCAAATATTAAAACGAGGAGAAAACAATTAGGGTATACACAAACAGAATTAGCAAAAAAAATGGGTTATGCAGATAAAAGCATGATAGCAAAAATAGAAAAAGGGCAAGTAGATTTATCACAATCGAAGATCATGGCTTTCGCAAAAGCGTTAGAAACCACCACCAGTGCACTTACGGGAGACGATGGAATTATTGCTGATAATGAGATACTAGAAATAAAAGTTGCTCCACACGAGCACAAACACCTAGAAATTTACAGGTCACTGGATGACAAAGGCCAGCACACAGTGGATACAGTCACGCAGATGGAATATGAAAGAGTTAAGAAGGATAATAAGTAATTATATCTAGATTTTGATTATAAATTTAAGGGAGAGGGTTAAAAATTATGACACAAAAGAAAAAAGAAACAATTGGATCAGTATTAATGTATATTGCGTTAGCATTGACTGTTATTTATCTAATATTCGCAATTATTAGTTTATTTGGAATTGTTGGCATGAAAAATGACTTTTCAAAGTTAGGTGCAATGTTGGCATTGAGATACTTATTGCCTTTTACAATTTGTATGGTAATCAATTTCTTTTTAACGGGAGTTGGTGCTATATCGAAGAACTGGATTGTAACTTTAATTTCGTGCATCTTATATTTTGTAGCAATTATAGTTGTTCCAGAAAGATTTTATTGTTCAACGGTGCAAGGTATTTTATCGTTTATTTCTATATTCTTATTTTTCAATCGTGGCTTTGAAAAAGAGAATGTTGAAGAAGATGAGAGAGCTAACTTACCTGATCTACCAATTCAGGAATAGAAAGAGTTAAGAAGGATAATAAGTAATTATATCTGGATTTGATTATAGAGAAAAATAAAACGAGGAGGGGTATGATGACTGAACAAGAAATAAGTAATAAATGTAAATCTTTGGATGCTAGTAACGATACTTTTAAAAATATCATTAAGGATTGTAAAAATCCTAAATTCAATAATTTGGATAAATGGCAACACTTCCAGGCTATGGCCTTCAAAAAAGAAAACAATCCTAATATAAAAAACAGGTTCATTAAATATAAACGTGGAACAGTTGTTATGGTTAACTTTGGTACATCCATAGGGAATGAATTAAGTGGAAATCATTTTGCTATAGTACTAAATAAAAAAGATTCTCCTAAAGCAGGAGAAATCACAGTGCTCCCGTTAACATCTAAGGCTAATAAATCTAATATCAATTTAGGAAATGAACTAATTCAAAATATATTTAGTGACGTTTTGAAAAGTATGCAAGATCTTGTAGCTTTTTCTGCAATAATAGAAGATTTATTAAAGGATGAAAACGGAACTTTTAAATATCACGAAGGACAATCGGTCACGTTTCATGATTCTTTGATTGAATATTATTGTATGACAATTAAACCGAAGAAGGCTGCTACTGATGGAACAATTCATTATACGACTGATGAAATTGCAGACATCATTAATAAAGTTATTCATATGCTTCAAGATATCACAGATTACTATAATGAAAAAAATAAGGATTCATTTGCTAAGATTCTATCCATAACAACTATTAGTAAATATAGAATTAAGAAATCGATTAATGCATTAGATCCAATTGGAAAAATACAGTTATCTAATGAAACAATGGACAGAATTGACACTGAAATCGTAAAAGCTATAACCAACATTGCCTTGTAAAACGCTTGATTTTAAAGAAATTCATGTTATTATAAAGATGAATTTCAGTGATGATACATTGTATCAGGCACTGCAGGTATTTATTTCGGTAACACATTTGTGGGTACCGCGGATAAGGGAAAGCTATTCGATTTCGGATAGCTTTTTCTTTTTTTGTAAAATTAACAAAATTCTGAATTGATAGATTCAGAAAGAAAGGAAATCTATTATGACTAATCATGAAATTGCAATGGAAGCATATTACTATTCAATCAATAATGAGTTGATTGGTGGCATTTCTAAAAAAAATGCAGTCAAATGCTTTGAACAAATTATTGCGATGTTGGATTCAGATGAAAGACTTAATCTTCCATTCATTACTGTAAATGGAAAATGCTTTGTAGCAACCAAAAAGCGTCTGATAAAATGTTCTAAAAACATGTTTGGATATAAGTTTAAAGAGTGGAATTGGAGTCAGATCAGGAACGTATTCTACAAAAAGAAATTAACGACTGGTACTTTAATACTGAATACAGTGGATGGAGAAGTTAAAATCTCAATCAATCGAGATGGCGCTGAGTTTGCTGGAGAAATATTGAGAAAATTGAAAAACGAAGCAAAATAAAAAATCCTGGATGCTACCAACATCCAGGACGATTAAGAGTACTACCAATACTCTCACATAAAAAGATGACTACCACATCAAACTTTTTATGTGCTCATTTTAGCATAGAACGGAGGAAATTTAAATGCCTATTTATGAGCGCCTACACAATGGAAAGAAACAATGGTGTTACCGTTGCTACTATACTGATTTTAACGGGGATCGTGTTCAAAAACATTCTAAATGGTTTAATACTAGGAAAGAAGCGGTGGCTTCTGAATCTGCATTCATGCAGATCAAGGTTGTTGGAGACCAGAACGTAACCTTCTATGACGTTACTTTAAAATGGTATGAATTTAAATCTAGAACATTGAAGCCATCCACACTGGATACAAAAAGAGTGTATCTGAATATGTTGTCTCCGCTTAATGATAAGAAGATGGCCAAGATTACATATCTTGATATCGATAACTTTTTCGAATTGCCACAAATCAAATCTTATAAGTATTCAACTAAAAAGACTTTATTAACGAATCTTAGAAATATCTTTAGATTCGCGAAGAAATACTACGGTATTATCAATGATCCATTTTTTAAGATGGCACCTTTGGTTAAGCCTGTGGCCACGGAGGCCAAGAAGCTTGAAATCGTGCCTAAAAGTGATTTTAAGACACTTTTTGAATATGCAGTAACATCTAGAGATGGAGCATGGAAAGATACGGCATACGCAATTTGGACGATGTATATGACAGGCATGCGTGTATCTGAATGTTTATCTTTAACCTTTGAGGATTTTGATGGTAAATACATCCATATTCGTAGGCAATATATTCGTGGTAAGTGGCAGACACCTAAGACCAAGAATTCAATTCGTAAGATTGCGGTTGATGAAAAGACAAAATCGTTTATTTATGAATTGAAGAAATACTATTCTTCATTTGATGAATTTGAAGAATCATGGTTCATATTTGGTGGATATAGACATATGGACCCAGAGATATTAAGACTAAGAAAAAACAAATTATGTGCAGAAACTGGAATCCCTGAATTCAATATTCATGCGTTAAGGCACTCACATGCTTCAAATTTGATTGAGGCAGGTGTTAATATGTACAAGATATCGAAACGTCTAGGCCACTCTTCTATACGTACTACAATGGATATTTATGGCCATCTTATTGATACAGAAGAAGAAGAGATTTTAAATGCAATTTCGAACTTCTAAAAGCTCAAAAAAGCTTAGAAAAAATCTAGCTTTTTATTTTTTTAAGATATAAATAAGATATAAACGCTTTTCAATGTACTATTTATGCTTTATATAAAGCATATTTTGGTTAGTTCGTAAATTCTTTCGTAAGAAAGATAATGCGTTTATAACATTAATTTGTGCTTTAAATATAGGTGTAGAATTCATGAGAATAAATAATATTTAATGGAATTCATTCCTTTTAAGATGTAATCAAGATATAAACGATATCTTAATTTTTGAAAAGTTTCCCAAAGTTAAGTCCATCGGTATTTAATCCAAAAAGTCATAAGAAAAGCATTGTTTATGCTTGCATATATGCTAGCCTTATGCTATAATATACATGTAAGGAGGTGAAGAGATGAATGAGAAAAAGAAAAGCTCCAAAATCGATTGGACATCGCTAATTATTCAAGCAATTTTGGAGTTAATCGTTGGGGTAATCGTTCAGATTTTTGGGAAGTACTTATAACTTCCCTCCCTCAACTATATTATACTTATTCATTTAAAATTATGCTAGAACTTTTAGGAAGACTTTTGGTATTAAGCGCATTAATTAAATTACTTTATGCTATGTATTTAAGAAACAAAGGAGAATAACATGAAACCACAAGATAAGTACAACAAAGAAAAAATGACAATTATTTCCGCTAGATTCAAAAATGATTTTGCCGAAGAATTTAAACAAGCTTGCAAAGCTTTAGGAATATCTCAAGCGGATGTTATTAGAGACGCAATGAATCAAACAATTGAGAAAGCGAACGCATTGGATGAACTAGATATGTTTAGTATCGATAAAATGAATCAAGACGAAGCTTATTTTAGCCAATTCATCCAGGAACTAAAAGATTATGATGATTTTGGAAAATTCAAAGGATATTTTGGAAGACCTTCAGACGTTGAAGATAGAATCTGCGAATTAAACACATCATCTGAAATTTATACTGAAGTTAATGGATCATACGAATGTGCAAGTAATGATAAAGCAATTCATGATGAATTTGGTTCTGACGATAATCACAAAATAAACGGATACATTGCCATCGAAGTTGGTTATGGAAAACACGTTAAAATGTATGGTGAATATTTCTGTGAAGATTGGAATGAAGATGATGAAGTTTATCAGAACTGCTCATTTGGAAATTACTATGGAATCGATTTAGATTAATGCATAAAAAAAGAAGGGTCACAATATAAAGTGGCCCTTTTTTGCGTTATTTGAATAATTTAAAAATCTTTTCGACGATTTTCAACAACAATTCAATCAATTTGTTGATTCCAGATACATTAATTTCGTCTTTTTTGGAAGAATCTGAACTGTTTTCATTACTTTTATCGTTTTTTGGCTCATCTTTTTCGGAATCTGAACCATTTTCGTCCTTTTTAGGCTCATCACGTTTTGGATCAGATTTGAAGAAGTCGATATCATGATAGATCACATCTTTATCAAACGGATTCGATGTGTATTGATGTATAACTGCAATATCTGAATGGTCTGAATTAACATTACCATCATCTTGATTCCATGCTGCAATCCACAAAGGATAGTCTGTGTCTACGTATGATTCAATCCATGATCTAGACGTATAAACACCAGTGTAATATCCTTGTGATTTGAAATAATCACAGAACACTTTGCAAACCATCGAACAATGTTCTTTTGTCAATAATCCGTTTTGTTCCTTCCATCCCGGCTCTCCAGGCTTCGTGCTAGAATCCTCCATATCCATCCACACGCCGAGTCTTATATTTCTATCTTTGATTAGTTCATGTGTATACTTGGCTTGCTCAAGTGCGGTTGCTTCATCACCGCAATAATCATAACAATATACACCATAAGGAATGTTCAACTCTTCGCATTTATTCGCAAAATATTCAAACTTCTTATCTTCAGTTGTCCACCAGTTCGAACGCAAAATCACAAAGTCATACTGCGACAAATCTATGTCCGAACCATTGTGCTCCGACAGGTCGATTCCGTATCCTTTGACATTCTTAGTGTAATCTGTCTTAGATGGTTTGGAAGGCTCAGTGGTAGAAGGCTTAGACTCTTCCTTCTTTTCTTCTTCTGGTGCACCAAATGTTGCCCACATCTGAGATCTGTCCTCTGTCGCAGAAACTGCCGCGAATACTTTTCTATCACCATCTTTATAAACTACATAGCGATGGCCATTGCCAACAAACTTCCAATAATAGCGAATTGAATCACCAGTATTATATGTTTTGCATACATTGCCAGTTGGTGAGTCGTAACGTGCTCTAATACCATCTACAGTGAACGTAGCAATACCATCTTCTTGAGTCAGGTTAATTGTATCACTTGGCTTAGAATCATATTCTATCGCACTGAAAGTGGCCCATAAATCTTTGCTTTGGATTTCTGAGTTTGATACCGCCATAAATTGAGTCTTATCTTCGCTTACAACCCATCTATGACCATTCGCAACAACTTTATAATAGTATTCAAATTGGAACCCTTTGCCAACACGCTTCAATACATTTCCGGTCGGACTACCTTCACGAATTGCGACTGAGTCGACAGTAAGTGTGGCCACTGCGTGTTCTGCAACTAGATTCGCTGCATTGAATACCGTAATGCCTGAACCGACTGTTGGGTTACTGTAGCCTTTAAAATGTAGCACACCACAAGATCCATTGTATGTTAGCGTTTGGATGCTTGCAGGAGCTTTACTGTAAGCTTGATTCATTCCTAAGAATTGGCCGGTTCCATTTCCATTGTCTTTGATCAACATAGCTACGTGGCCATAATAAACTCCTTCCCACCAACCATACACAGAATCCCAGATAAACCAGTCACCAGGATGGCCAACTTGTTCAAAATTAAAGTATTGATCATATCCTAAAGCAATTCTGCGGTACCAGATTTCTCTAGCACCGCCACTACCACCGATTGCTCTTCCTGGATCAGGATAACCAGCTTTCTTTAGGAATTCTTTATACAATGTCACGCACTGGTTATAATTGTTTCCTAAATTCGAAGATTTTCCTAGCCATTCATTTTTAAAATCATCTTTAGAGAAGTAATTCATATATTATCCTCCTAATTTTTATCTAACAAAAACTCTTGAATCTCATCACGAATCTCGGCCAATTTGTCCTGGCCGCTATCGGCTAATTGGTTATTGATGATGGCCAATTCTGCCTTCAACGTCAGATTACCACGCATTTTGTCCGCCTCAAGTCTTTGATCATGCTCGGATAACACCTGCGAGTGTTTGCTTAATTCGGCTTTGATGCCTTCCTGGGCAATCAATAATGTTTCAATTGACTTGATTCGTTCATTATCACGTTTCAACCATTCTTCGTGTCTTCTGACTGTTTCTTTGAGATCATCATTTGGCTTTTTAAAATCCTTGTAAACTTTCCAAGCACCACCGATC